AAAATTGAAACCTAACCAAACGTTACAATTTAAAACAATTGATGTGAGATTTATTAGAGAAATTGCTCCAACGAGTTCGTTAACTAATAATAAAATTGCTACACCTAATGTTAAAAATGTAATGGGAGAGGCTCAACCATTAAGTTACGTACCAAACCGCAACTTGATGTTTTTAAGTATTTTAGCCTCATTAGCTGAAGCAAATAACATAACATCAATATGGCATGGGTCTGCTCAAGCTGATACACTTGCAGGTTATTGGGATTCAAGTAGCGAATTTAGAAATAATTTAAATAACCTACTTTCATTAAATAGAACAATACGAATAACGGTAGATACACCTCTTATATTAATGAGTAAAAAAGACATTGTACTTGAAGGTGTGCGGTTAGGTGTTAATTTCGGTAATACATACACTTGTTATAGCGGTGAAATGGTTTCAGATGCTGAAAGTGTAAGTAGTAGTTTGCGTATTAAAGGGTTTATCGATGCAGGTTATATAGACCCACTTGCTTATAAGCAAGATTTATCCCTAATATGGGAAAAATATAACTGTAAACGTATAGATTAAAGTTCGTCGGGTGATACTGGTTCGTCTTCATCAGATATTTCAGTATCAGTCTCTTCAATTTCTTTTTCTCTAGCTTTTTCTTCAGCTTCGTACTTTTGTTTTTCTTCTGCACGTTGACGTCTGAGTTCAAGCATTTTATTGACAAATTCTTTACGTTTTTCTTCTTCACTCTTACCTGAAGGTAAGAATTTTTTAAGTGGTAAGAACATTTTTAATGTAGATTCTAAATCTTCGTCAGGTTGTTCTTTTGGTTCTTTACCGCCTAATTTTAACTCTTTAGGTGCTTTAGGTATATCATCTTCACTTTCGTCGTCGTTAGATAAGCTAATATCTTTAGTTAGTTCAGGGTCATATTCCATTTCACCGCTTTGTTCATCTGGTATACTAATTTCACCGGGTATTTCTTTTGGGGTTTCTTCACCTGAAAAATATAACTTTAATATATCTAATAATGCTAAACTTGCAACTTTATTTTTTGCATAAACTTCATTAACACCTTTATCTATTAAAAAATTGACAATTTCTTTACCGGTGGCAGGTGTATCCTCTACATACTGCAAGATATCTTGCGTCATCGCATCTAGCGGAGCTTGTTCATACTTGTCACCAAGTGTTAACGTAGTGTTAAAGTTAAACGCTCCTACATCCTCTATAGGTTTACTTCCAATATCTATATCAACATCTTCATCAGGCTCAGCATCTTCATCGGGTTCCTGTTGACCAGTTAATTGATTTTGTAAATCTGCAATTTTTTGTCTCAATTGATCTTCAACACTACCACTTGCTACATATGGTTCTTCTGTTGTTGGCTCATCTATTGTTGGTTCATCTGAAATTGGTTCGTTTTCTGATTCAGAAGCTGCATTTATTGCTGCACGTTTAAGTCTTTGCATCATTTCATAATATGATTCTAAACGTTGTTCCCCTGTTTTAGGGTCGGTTATCATCTGTTTGACACGTTCACCATATTGTTTCTTTCTACCCCTAGCTTCATTAATAGCATTATTAATAGCATGAAAATAACTTTCAAAAATTAAATTATCATCGGAATGAAGCATAAAATTATTTATTGTTTTGTAGTAATTTAATGGTTAAATAACTATAATAAAAGTATGTGCGCAATATTTGGATCGTATAATTTATCACATTTTGTTAGACTTTATTTAACAAATAAATTTAGAGGTAATGTTTCGTTTGGGATAGCTGTGTTATCTAGTGAAACAAATAGATGGGAAATACATAGAACTACAGATTCTGAACAAACACTTAGAATTTTAGAAAAATATGGTCAAAATACCAGATATTACCTCGGTCATATACAAGCTCCTACAGGTTCAGATAGGAATATTAATGAAAATACAATCCATCCTTTTAGCTATAATAATATACATGTAGCACATAACGGTATATTAACCAATTATGAAGATTTGAAGCGTGAATTTAATTGCAATAATATAGATAGTAATGTAGATAGTTCTATTATACCGTATATTATAAATTACTATAAAAGCTTAGGCAAAACAACGCAAGAAGCTATAATTGAAACTTGTAATAAATTAAAAGGTACATTTAGTTTATGGATTATTGATGAAAATAATGATTTATATATTTGTAGGTTAAGTAGCACTTTATTTCACGAAGAAAATTGGTTTTCTTCTGTAAAGTACATGCTCATGGTACCGGTACCAGAAAGAACTTTGTTTAAACTTGATTTAAACAATAATACCTTTTATAATGTAGGGACGTTTGCCGCTGATTCTCATTTCTTTACTCTCGGATCATGAAAAATTTATCGTTAGATTTAGATATTTTTGAAACAACCATATTTTATAAATCATTTACCGATCAAAAATACCTTGCTTCAATTGTAGACTATATTAGACCTCATTACTTCAAAGATAAAGATTTTAAAAACGTTTTCACCATAATAAAAATCTTTTTTGAAAAAAGAAATACGTTACCTTCAAAAACTGAAATTTTAAACTATTGTAACACATCAGAATATAAAGATAGTTTAAAAAATGCACTTAATAAAATTCAAAAAGTCGATAAAAACTTTAACGAAGATGACTTGTACGCAAGTACTGAGCAATTTTTAAAGGAAAAGGCTGTATTCCATACAATGATGGATGTGGTGGATAAGGTAACTAATAACACGGTAAATACAGCAGAGATATTAGAAAAATTTGAGGAGAGTTGCAGTATAAATCTAACCCAGACTTTAGGTATTGATCTCTTCAAAGACATTGGTACAGTAATAAATGATCTTGAAACCATACAACCTGTGATTTCAACGGGTTGGAAATGGTTAGATGAAAGATTAGACGGGGGATGGTTGGCTTCAGGTAGAGCTTTATATTTGTTTGCAGGTGAAACTAATGTTGGTAAATCTATTTTTCTAGGTAACGTAGCAACAAACATAGCCAAACAAGGTAAAACAGTAATTATCATTTCACTTGAAATGAGTGAAATGATTTATGCACGAAGACTTGCATCAAGCATTACCAGTATACCGTTATCTAATCTACGCCATGAAACAGGTTTGTTGAGAGGTAACGTTGAATTGTTTTTCGAAAAATACCCAGGTGGTAAAATACTTATTAAGGAATTTCCACCTAGTACTATAACACCTATACAATTATCAGCTTTTCTTAAAAAGTTACAATCGCAAGGTATTGCTTTTGATGCGGTTGTTTTAGATTATCTTAACTTACTACATTCACCGATAGGTTCAAATAGCAACGAACGTGGTAAATATATAACCGAACAGGTACGTGCATTTACTTATATGTTTAATGCGCCGTTTATATCTGCTACTCAGTTAAATCGTACAGGTTATAATGTTTCAAACCCAGGTGTTGAAACTATCGGTGAGAGTTTAGCAATGGCACAAGCGGTTGATGCAATGATGAGTATTTGGCAAGAAGAAGACGATAGATCTCTAAACATAATACGATTAGGTATGATGAAAAACCGATTTGGATCTAACACCGGTTGTACTCAATTACAAATTAATTACCCTACATTAACTATTACCGAGGAAGATATACCACAATTAGAATCAGTAGCAGCTACAGCTATTAACGCTCTTGACTTGTTAGGTGATAATAGTTGATATCAATAAAAACGTATTTAATTATTTATGATGGATAAGTATTTCGTTTTCACAGATTGTGATCTCGACGGCGCTTGTAGCTATTTATGTGTTAAATGGCTACTTGGGTCCACTCCTCTACCATATAAAGCAACAACAGTCAAAAATTTTAGTACCGATTTTAGTGCATGGTTATCTAAAAATGATATAAATTCATTTAAGAAAATTTTTATATTAGATATTGATGTTTCAAAAAATATAGATCTTGTTGATTACCCTAATGTTATTGTGATTGATCATCATCAATCACATAAACCAAATTATAAAAAAGCAGTTAAAATTGTTAAAACACATACAAGTAATGCTGATTTAGTTAAGCAAACATTACTTAAAAATACTAGTTTAACACCCGAACAACAACATTTAATTGCATTAGTTGACGACTATGATAGTTACACCCTTAAAAATCAAGAATCATTACTTTTAAATTTTCTTTACTGGCAATATCAAGGGGATAGAGTTAAACAGTTTGTGGTGGATTTTGAAAACGGTTTCAAATTGTTTAACGTTCAGCAAAGAAATATCATTTTATTACAACTTAAAAAATTACAAGAACATATACAGACAAATCCAATATACTATTATAAAAACGATAGATATTCAATAGCATCCATGTTTGGTGATTTCAGTATTAACGAACTCGCTGACCATGTTCTTAAAAAAACGCAATGCGATATAGCGTGTATAGTCAACACTCGTTTAAAGCGTATATATTTTAGACGTAAAAAAACATCTAATGTATCGCTTTCAACTACCGTTGAAGAAGTAACGGGTGAGAAAGGAGAAGGTCACGATAATGCTTGCGGAGGTACCATAACAGAAAAGTTCTTAGAGTACACCAAGTTGTTATCGGTGTATGAAAAAGACAAATACTAACCCATCTAATAATCTATCAAATGATGAGATGGAGCATATATTTTTAACGTGTTGTTCATACACTTATATTTATTTTAATAAAAAAATAAACTTACCCAACATTTTCCTTAAGGTTATAAGCGATAAACATATATGTGAAGTGTTTCTTAAATGTATGGATTTAGATACACCTTTCCAAGTAGTGCAATATTTTTTAAATTACGATCCCACATTGTATAAGAGCAAATATATCAATATGTTTTTGAATAATAAAAAAAATAAATTGATAGTAGATTCGTTTAAATTATCATATTAATATGACAGAGTTTGAAAAAGATATTTACAATAAATATCTTAAAGTATCTCGTCGAAGTTTAGACAAACCATATAAAACGAGAGTAAATTTCGAAAATTTTGAAAATGAAGAAAATTACATTTATACAAAAAAGCTTGCAATTTTTTTCACAAAATACAACCATATTAAGATTGAAGACTTTTTTCTTGCACCTTACTATATTTATCCAAAATGTGATAAATCGTATGATTTAAAGTTTTATTCATCATATAATGGTGTGAAGGTGTACAACCTTTATGAGAAAAAGCTATTAACAATAAACCCCGATACCGATATTGTATTGCAAAGAACAAAAGACGGTATAAAACATATCATGTCTTTTTGTAAAGAAAATAATTTGAAATACTCTGATTATTTTAATCATATTACCGATAAGGTAAATACATTTTGGGTACATTTAAAGGAAAATAAAATTAGTGTGTATTGTCTTTTTCTTTGCGATAAAATTGATTTAATCTACAGTAGATGCGATAAGGAAATCATTAATTTTATGTTGGGTAATTTAATGCATGATTTTAATCTTTACAGATCCGTTTATTATAACTCTAAAACGACAAAGAAAATAATTTCGGAATTAAAACCTTATTTTTCCATTTGAAATTTTTGGTAAAATATATTAAATATAGATCAATACGTGAGTAGCGTATTGAAAAATAACTAATAAACTAATAAACTAAAAAAACTAAAAATAACTAAAATATATGAATAACATAATAACAGCATCGATGTTTGATAGCATCAAACAAGCATTAGTCAAGAACGAAAACAACAGTGTGGGTAAGTTCATGAAGACAGAAGTAGGTAATACCTACACTGTAAGATTGTTACCTAACATTAAAGATCCAAGCAAAACGTTTTTCCATTACTTTACTTTTGGTTGGACGTCTTATTCAACTGGGCAATATATTAACTTGGTAAGTCCTCAGACGTGGGGTGATCGTGACCCGATCAATGAGTATAGATATAAAATTACCAAGACTGGTTCGCAAGAAGAAAAAGACAAGGCAAGCAAAATTCTTCGCAAAGAGAATTGGCTTGTAAATGTTTATGTCATCAACGATCCTAAGAACCCTGAAAATAATGGTCAGGTAAAACTTCTTAAGTTCGGTCGTCAATTGCATAAGATTATTATGGATGCAATTGAGGGGGCGATTCACTTGGTTCGAGAATCTTTGACCTTAGCGGTAAGGGTTGTGATTTCAAGGTTAAGGTGGATAAGCAAGGTGAATATCCTTCGTATTCATCTTCTAAATTCACAATGCCCAAAGCAATCGAGAATCTTACCGAAAATAAGATTCAGGAGATTTACAATGACACTATTGATCTTGAAAGGGTGTTCACTGTTAAGAGTTACGACGAGCTCACCAAGGTTCTTAATGAGCATTATCATTGCACAGCCACACCTGCTGCAAAGGAGGATGTGAAGGTAAATATTATTGAAGCTGCTACACCTGTAGCTCAGAAGCCAGTTAGTAAAGCAGTTGCAGAAGCTGAAACATCTCTCAATACTCAAGAGGAAGATGATGATATAAGCAAGATTCTTGAGCAGTTGAATAGTTAAATAGTTATATAAATACAGGGGAAGGTGTACACCTTCCCCATTTTTTTATGTCTGCAAATAATGTAAAAGAAGATTTAGAATTGATTGCAGCATTAACTGCAAGCACAGCGGGGTTTATTAAAAACAACGTTAATGGTATGATGGTTGGTGATAGTAAATTTATTAAAACTGATATCCAACC